CACGAGGCGCCACACGGTGCCGTCCGCCGCCAGCCCGTACAGCACGTCCGGCAGGCTGGGGTGATAGGACGCCGCTGCCGCGATCTGGGTGAGGGCCGGGGGTTGCTCACCACTCACCGGCGAATGCCCACTTCATGGGCCAGCTTCATGACGCGCTGGTAGAACGCGTGGCCGGTGGTGACGTCGACGTCGTAGAACTTGGCCACCCCCAGTTCTTTCTGCAGCGCCTTGACCTGCGCCACATGGCCCGCCGAATACGCTTCGCGGACCAGCGCCAGGGCCGCGTCCTTGGCCTCGCCGGGGGACATCGAGGGCGAGTTCAGACCCAGCGCGTCGTCATCGGCGTCACCGTCCGCCGCGCCATTGGTCCCACCAGCGAGATCGTCAGGTGGCGGCGGTGGGTTGAGCTTGGCCTGAGCCTGCTGTGATTGCTTGGCGGCACGAGCGTTCGCCGCGGCCTGTTGACGGGCTTTGAGGTTAGCCGCGGCTTGGTCCTTCGCCTTTGCCTCGTCCGGCGGCGGCGCTGATGCAGCGCCGCCGACCCTCATTGGCGCCTCGTCGGCACCATTGCCAGCGAGCGGGACCACCTCTGTCTCGACGTGGGCGGCGTTAAATATACCGCCTAGCCTCGCCACGATCGCGGCGCGGTCTGTTTCACTCTCTAGGTCGAATATGACGTTAACCTGCACTTGCATTGATCTGGTCCCCTTGAAGCTCAGCGATTTCGGATGCCTTGCGCCGGAACGCGGTCATGATCCGTTGGTCAAGCGTTCCGGGCAGATAAAGAAAACTCGCCAGGACGCTGTCGCGCTGGCCCAGACGGTGAGCGCGGCAGATCGCCTGGACGTTGTCGCCCGGCACCCATGACGGCTCCACGATCGCCACCTCAGAGGCGGCGGTGAGGGTGATGGCGGTGCCGGCGGCTTTGACCTGCCCAATGAACACCCGCACGCCGGCGCGGCGCTGGAACAGCTCCACGGCGTTGACGCGACCGGTGGGCGAGGTCTCCCCGGTGATCACCACCGGATCGAACTCGGCCAGGCCACGGCGCAGATGCTCGATCACCGAGAGGTGCCAGGCGAACAACAAAAGTTTCTCGGTGGACTGCAGGCGCTCCTGCACCCAGCGAATGGTCCCGGGGACCTTCAGTTCGCCGAGTTCGCGCCGCAGGGTGGCGAGTTCACCGTCGGGGGTCTGCAGTGCCTTGATCAGCTGCTCATCACCATCGGCCCGCACGGCCAGGGACCAGACCAGCCGTCCGGCCAGGGCCTGGGCCTGCGGATTGAGCCGCTGGCCGGAGGTGGGTGGGTCGAGGGCGATGTCCTGGATCTGCAGCGGCGGCAGCTCGGGCAAAACGTCATCTTTGCGGCGGCGAAGGACCACACTGGTCAGGGTGGCGCGCAGCTGGTCCTGGTTCTTCGAACCGGACACCTGACGGCCGTAGACCGTGTCCCGATACCGGGTATACCGGTCCTCGAAGTCGGCCTGCGTCATGCGATGGCCGGCGCGCGGGCTGCCGTGCGGCCACAGCAGGGACCAGGGCCACAGGGTGCGGCAGTGCTGCCAGAGTTCCCCCGCGTGGTTGGGGGTCGGCGTGCCGGACAGCAGGATTATGTGCGTGGCATTGGCCTGGATGCCCTCGTCCTCGCCACGGACGCCGTAGATCGCCTTGGTGCGGTTGGAGAAGTTCTTGAGGTAGTGCGCCTCGTCGATGATCAGCAGGTCCCAAGGATTGGCGGGGCTGGCCAGCAACGGCGGCACACGGCTGTCGGCGGGCGACAGATCGTCGTAGCCGATCACCAGGATCAGGGGACCAGGACAGGCAAGTATCTGCTGGACTTTGCCGGTCAGGGTCCCCGGTTCGACCAGGAACACTCGGGAACTCCAGAGCGGGAACCAACGTTCGATCTCGGCGGACCACACCCGCCGGGCGCCGGCCGGACAGATCACCAGGACACGAGAGGCATTCAGCCGGACCGCCGTGGTCAGCGCCTGAAGGGTCTTGCCCAGGCCGGGATCGTCGCACAGGAGAACAGCCTTGTGGTCCCGCAGCGACGCCACCATCCAGCCCACACCGGCAGTCTGATAGCCCCGCAGCGGCGGGACTACAGGTAAAGTATTAGCGGGCTGAACCAGGGTGGCAGACACAGTAATCCCCTCCCCACTATTCGTGTTCCTCTTGGAGGAGGACAAGAACTGGGCTACTAGGGGACCAATGTGTTGTGTCGTTTTTGTTGTGTCAAGCGAAAACTACAAACTCTGCGCACCAAACAACGCCAACAAGGCTGCCTCCGCCCGGCCGTCGTCCATCGCGCGGGCGAACCGCCCAGCCGACAGCGGGACCAGCCGGGCGGCGATCAGGCGGGCTTCGTTCTTGTCGGGACCCAGCCTGAACGAGCGTTTCCACTCGTTGGGTGTCACCAGGGTCACCGGCACCCCGAGCGCCGCCAGCACGCCGCGCACGATCCCGTAGGCCAGGCCAAAGGAGAACGAGCTGGTTACGCCTTGCCCCGGCAAAGCATGAACACGCTCCAGCCAGGCGCAGTCCGGTTCGTAGCCCCTGACGATGTCGGCCAGCCAGGTCTCGCTCAGCTGCCGGCGTTTGGCCTTGCCGACCCGCACCATGACGCTGGGCATGTCGCACACCACCATGGCGTCGAGGCCGGTGTCCCACAGGGCCAGCGCCCCAGTGGCGCCGGGGTCAACGCCTAGAACGCGCATGATGATCAATCCGCTGCGCGTTTGTTGTGTGACGGTGGCCGCATCTCATCGTAGTCCACCAGGAACTCCACGACTTTGTAGCCTTCATGCTCGATGCAATAAAAGACAGCACCGATGAACTTTGTCGGGATGCTCCCCCGCTGCTGCCACATCTGGACACGGTTGTAGGTCAGGCCGTGTCCTGGCTGCCGGCGGGTCAACAAATCCAACAAACCCTGGGGGCCGTTGAACACGCGAAATACGTGCGGCACGTCGATGCTCACCATTTTGTGAACCCTCCGGTTCGTGCGGCCCCGCCGAGTGTGTCGGGTAACCGACAAAACTACGCAAGCGGAGAGGGTGTGTCCAGCATTTAGTGTTTATCCCCGTTATCCACCACATTCCGCAGTGAGAACCAGATCGGGTAAAACGGCTTTGGTATGCCACCACAGATTGTGTAGCAATCCCATGACCTAGTGTTCGTTAACGTACAGTGCGCTATGTGTGGTGTTGTGCAACACATTTTGTTGTGTTGTGTCGTCAATACGTGTATACCAACAAACGTCCAGTTCGCGGACAGTTGGTTCACACTGGGCGTACACTAGTTATCCACTGGTCACACACTCCTTGCAAAGGACATCCCGGCCATGTCGCGAAACGCATCCCTTAAAAAAAGCCCTTGCCGACACGCCTAGTGTCGTCCCAACATCCTCCCCACCAAAGACACCACAAAATGTTGCACCACAAAATGAAGGGAGCATGGACGATGTCCAGAAATGGACCAGACACCGAGATGCCCTACAAAAAGGCCCCCAACCCAAAACCGCATTTCCCGCTCCCCGTCCGGAGTATGCAGCGTTCGCAGAGACCCTGCGGGCCGCCATGCTGAAACAGAAACTCAACGCATCCGAGGTGGCCCGCCGCGTCTGGGGGTCAACCAAGGACAAGCGCGGCTACGACGTGGCCCGCAACCGCGATCGGATCGGGCACTATCTGGCGGGGACCAGTTACCCCGAGCCTGACAACCTGATCAAACTGGCCGACGTGATCGGCCTGCCGGTGGAAGACCTCGCCGTCGACAAACCGGTCTCGGTGGCCGGCGCCGGGGCGCCCTACCGCGGGCGCCAACCGGCGGACGTGCAGATCACCATGCTGTCGGACAACCTGGGCAAGTCCCGGCTGCAGTTCGACCGGGTGCTGGACACCGACCTGGCGCTGCGGATCTTCCAGATGCTGAAGGACGCCGACCACAAGGCCATGACGGTGGCGATGCCACCGACCGGCCGGTCGTTCGGCAAGCCCGAGCCGGAACTGCGCGAGACGCCGGTCGCGGCCGTCGTGGCGAACTGAACTTGCGCCGCCTGTTGACCCAGCACGAAGCCGCCGGGGTGATGCGCTGTTCGATCGCAAAGATCGCGCAGCTACGTCGCACCAAGGGCCTGCCCTGGATCAAAGGGCGACCCGTTCTGATACCCGAAATGGAGTTTCTGACGTGGCTAGAAAGTCAAACGATCCGACAAGTGTCCGCACCAGCCGACTGCGAGCCAACGCCCAGGGTTACTGGGAAATCTGGTTCACCGAACAAGACGGAACCCCCGATGCGCGTGGCCGGCGCGGCGTTTATAAAACCAAGCGTCTCTCATGCCGCACGAAGGATCTCGTTGATGCGCAAGAGATCCTGAGCCGGTTCCGTGACACCGAACGGCAGAATGGTCCCGGCGGCGGTGGTTCGGCGCCCACGGTGGACGAGTTGTGCGCCCGCTGGCTCGATCACGTCGAGACGCAGGGCAAGGCGAAGACCGGCAAGTATGTGCTGACCCAGGTGCGCCACCTGCTGGGGCGCTACACGGTGGACCAGCTGAGCGACGCGCGGCTGCAGGACTACCAGCAACGGCGCGGCGTGAGCGCGGGTTCGATCCGCCGGGAGCTGGGCGGTCTCAGGACCGTTCTCCGGTGGGCCGCGAAGAAGAAGCTCATCGCAGCGGTGGCGGTGCCCGAGTTCGAGCTGCCCGCCGCGCCCGGACCCAGGGTGAAGTTTCTTGATCGCGATCAAGAGCAATGGTTCTGGGACCAGGCCATGGCGTGGGGGACCAGCCACCGGGCGCACACGCCCCTGGAAAGTAGTCGCCGGGTGGCGCTGTTCGTGGCGCTGGGCCTGGAGACCGCCGCGCGCCGGGGGGCGATCTACGACCTCACCTGGGACCGGGTCGATCTCGCTCAAGGCTCGATCGACTATCGAGTGCCGGGCCGGCGGGTGACCAAGAAGAGGAGGGTGCTGGTGCCGATCTCGGACCGCCTGACGCCGGTGCTGGAGGCGGCGTGGCTGGAGGCGCCGAAGGATGTGGACGGGCGGGCCACGGGAAGGGTTCTCGGGGCTACAGGGTGCCTGCGGCGGGCGTTCTGGGTGATGTGCAACACGCTGGGGGTGGGGTGGGTGACGCCGCACGTCCTGCG